ATAAACACGTTGAAGCAGTTGAAGATGAAATAGGCAACATGAACTCAAAGTGGCACTGCTTTGCTTGTCATTGTGACTTGGGTAAAGCAGATAAAGGAGCTGACGAAATTGGTAGGAGTAGTTAAACACATTGACAGTTTAGGAAGGTTAGTCATTCCTAAAGAAATTCGAAAACATCTTGACGTTAAAAACGGAGACCCAGTTGAAATTTACATTCTAAACCGTTGGGAAGTGGTGGTCCGAAAACACGAAGAAAAACCACACTGTGTTATCTGTGAAATAATGCTGGAGGAAGAAGTTGACGCATTCTCTGAATATTGTGGAAAGAAAGTCTGCAGAAGTTGTGTTAGTAATTTGCTAAGGTAAAAAGGTTAACCCTGGCAGGGGTTCTCTCGTTAAGGGCCTCTGTCAGGGTGAAACTGAAAGGAGAGGTGTCAGGTGAAGGTTCCTAAAAAGGTGTTCGAAGGAATTGAAGCAGTGATGGAAAACGGAAGCGTAAACATGTTCGATTACGCTAACGTCCAGAGAGTTGCACACAACCTGGGATATTATGAAACCGTGCTCTGGATTGAGAGAAATCAAGAAAAATTTCTGGACGGTATATTTGAAGGTTTTGAACCTGACGACAATTAAAAGAGGAGGGAATAAAATGACTTCTTTTCGTCAAGACCGTTACGATTATGACTATAATTTGTCAGAAAGAGAGCTTACTTCTATCGAACCAGACCACATTCCCATAATTCAAGCAAGACTAAATTTCAGGACGACACAAGTCCAAAAAATTGAAAATGTATTAAGGAAAGCAAAAGAAGGGGCAATCTCTTCAGAAACAGCATTAAAGAACCTTCAAGAAGAATTGGGGGTAGAGTAAAAATGGGAGAGGTAGAAACCGAAACCCGAAAGGCCATAATCGAAAAGGTCAAAAAATCTAAAAGCACGGAGGATTTAGTTAAGGTGTCTCAGGAACACACGCTGAAAGAAATTAAAGAAGCTTACAGTTTTGCACTCGACATACATAACATAACTAATAGTGGTAACGGTGGAAATCCTTCGTGGGTAAAAAAGCTCAGGCAGTGTCGAAATTTTAAGTTAGAGTGGAGGTGGAACTATGAAAACTGAACTACAGGAAACTGCTGAAGTCTTGCGACAGCTTCACGAAGTTTTTAACAACGCACCACCAGAGCAAGCAGAAGAACTCATTTACATGATAAAAGGTTGGGAGCTAAGGTATGACAGATTACGCAGGGAGCACATTGAAGAAAAGGAGAAAAAGCCATGTTCATATTGAGAAATAACAAGATTTATAGTCAATTAACAGGAAAAAGGGTGAAAAACGTTGGAAACCCCGCAACAGACAGCACCACTCTAATTGTAGAACTTGAAGATGAGACAGCTAATTATTGAAAAAATTATCACCTCTGAAGGAGGAAGAAGCCATGTCTAACGACAGAGACACTAAAAAGTATAACGCTGACACTGGAGAGTGGGAAAACATTCGCTTCGAAGACTTAAATCCTGGGGAGTTGTTCACGCTTTATGAACCAGACGGTGAAGTGGTGAAAACACACCAAGATGTTATAACTTTCAGAGCTTTGGGCCACCCTTATTTCGACAAAGAATTAGGCACCTGGTGTATTGTGGCCGACCCAGCTTGAAAGGAGTGAAACAGAGTGGATAACATGGAAATAGCTTTCGCCTTTTTAGCAGTGGCTTTTATGCTTCATATGTTAGGGCATTTATTGGAAAGGAGGTGAGTAAAATAGAAAGTTTATTCTCATCATTAGAAAAGTCAATCTCACCACCAAAGAAATTAACAACATTGAAACCGCCAGAACCACCAAGACCGTTTCTTCACATGCACCACAATTGTAAAAGCAGTGTGGGCATTGATTTTCAAAGTCACATAAAAAAGGAGTTGGAAAAACAAGTGAATGAAAATTTAGTGTTCAGTGGAATGGTAGAACGAAAAACGAAAGGAGAGAAAAGCATGAAGCTGTTTAAAGTGTTCGTTATCGAAAAAGAGAACGGAGAAGTGGATTTCCAAGGCGAAGCTATAGCGAAAACGAAAATGGAAGCGTTTCAAAAATCTAAAGCAAGTAGTTATATGAATAGTGTAAATTGGGAAGAATTTGAAGTTGGCTTCGCAGAAATTAATATTGTAGACCAGTTCGACAATGATATTCGTCTCTAATACCGAAAGAGCCAGCTGAAGTCTCGCACTCGCATGGGTGCCCAAGGGTGTTGACATAACCAGTGGGCACCCTTTTCATATGTGTGGCACGTGTGGCAGACCGTGTGGCAGACCGTGTGGTGCCAGCTCCTTCCAGTTCGCCACACGGTTATCAACCCACCAAGACCACAGAAAAGCCGAGAAGAAAAATTTCCGTTGTTACGGGCATTCTCGAATATTATAATCCTCTTAATAATTAGTTCTGCCACACACTATCGTGTGGCAAGACAGTTGCCACACGTGTGGTACCAGTTCTTTCCAGCTTGCCACACGTATAGCCACATACCGAAGTTTTCGGTCATTCTTAAGGTCACAGGTAATTACAGAGTGTTTCTGACGTGTGGCAAGAGGTGTTCCCAAAAAAGGACCACTCTGCCACACACACTCACGAAGTGAGTGTGTGTGTGGCATAGGATTGTGGCGATGTGGCTTGTTGCCACACGCTTGCCACATGTGGCAGATACTTGTCAACCACAGGCAACGAAAGAAAAAGATGCCCGTGTGACGGGCTTCTTCGGTATCTGAATATGAAAAAACCCTGACCAGCGTGTGGCCAGGGCTTGTGGCGTGTGGCAAGAGAATTGTGGTGAAAAATTGTTGAAATTGTGGTGTCTCAATTTTTCCGCTTTCTAATTCTCTCGACAGCTTTTTCATCTTTTAGGCAGTCGTGGCAAATAATAACACAAGTGGAAAGTTTAGACTGGAAGACTTCAGGGCTGTTGTCTCTTCTCCAGTTAGAAACTTTACCTTTTGGACTTTCTTCTGTGGTGATGATGTCTAATTCACTGTCTTCTGCTTCACCACATTTTTTACAAGAACCTTCCTGCAGTGTGTTGGCCAAGATTTCTTCGTTGCGTTCTCTCCAGATTTTACGCTGTTCTTTTCTACTGAGAGAAGTGCTTTCTTCTTGTTTATTAGGATTGATAAGCTTCATGTTCTCTCGAAGTTGCTTTTGTCGATACTTTTGCACTTCGTCCTGCAGGCTTTCTTTAAGAAAGCACACCAGGCAAATTGGCTGTCCGTCTTCAAGTTCAATGTAAGCACCTGGAACGCTGTCGTCCATTGGTCTCCAGTAATTTCCGCATTTGGAGCACCTGTAGTCTGGTTGAGAGACAATTGGCCAAACCGTATCGACAGTGAACCCACGGGAACGAGCACATTCTTCACAAAGAATAGGAACGTGTTTTTTGTAGTCGTATTCTTGTCGATTGAAAATTATAATGTCTCGAACTTTACTAACGAACTCTTTGGTGCTTTGACAGTAAGAAGCGTTATCAAGCAACCAACGAAGGTCTGATTTAAGCTCTCTGTTAATAGCTGGACGGAGATAAAGTTTGTTGTCGTATTTTTGCATTTTAGCGTCTTCTGTGTCGTGTTCTGGATTTTCGCAAAGGCATTGAGTTAACCAGCTATGCAGAGCTAAAATGGCTTGCTCTTCCGTGATGCCTTGCTGGGGGGCAGTGGTCTCCATTTCAATCACCTCTCTTTAGCAACAGATTTTTTCATGTTTTCCATGTGTTGGGCCATAAGCTTTCGGACCAGGTGAGAAAGGTTCACAGAGTATTCGTCTGCAAAATTCTGCCATTGTTTTTTCTCCTCTTGTGTTAGCTTAATGACGATTTGGGTGTCTCTTTTCATGTTTCTCCTCTCCTTTCTTTGTCTTGTGTGCTACTTCTATTATAGCACGTAATCACGAATTATGTCAACGATGCGAATGTTAAGAGAAGTTAAGTTCGTGAACTTGACACGGGAATAAATTTATGTTAAACTTAAATTAAAGCAAAGGAGTTGTGAGGCCATGGAAGCAAGAGCTAATAAGAAAAAAGAAACTGAATTGGCCAAGCGTGAATATATTGAAGGTTACGTGGACCCAGACAGTGGCATGCGTATTTGGCCGAGTATTCGAGAAGTGGCCAAAAGGCACGGTATCAGCTATGAGAACCTGGGGCGAAAGTCCAAAAAAGAGCAGTGGACGGTTGAACGGGACCAGTTCAGGCAGGAAGTGGAACAGGAACGCAAGGAACGGGTGATGGACCAGATTGCTGGCGTTGGTGCCGACCTGGATTTAGCTGCTGTTGAGATTGCCACGACAGGACTTCAACGTTTAAATAAATTTATGAAGCAAGCTGACAGTAGTGAAGTTTACACAATAGCCATGGCGGCTAAAACTCTTCACCAGATGGGCAGGTTAGCTTGCGGTGAAAGCACAGATAAGAATGTTATTGACGTAGGAGAGATAAAAGATGTCAAACAACGTCTCCTTAGTAAAGTCAATAGCTTCGCTCAGCGAAAACAAGAGACAGGAGCTAATTGAGGAGTTAAGTTACCAAGAAACTTTAGTTCTTTTTTATGATTGGTCTATTTGGGCCAGACCGAACCAGCTTTGGCCTACTTCCAGACCGTGGCGAAATTGGTTGGCCATGGCAGGCAGGGGTTGGGGGAAAACCAGAACTGGAGCAGAGGCAGTAAGATACGCCATAGAAGAGTTAGGTTATAAAAGGATTGGCCTGGTAGGGGCGACAGCTGCCGACACCAGGGACGTAATGGTTGAAGGTGAAAGCGGTTTGCTAAGCGTTTGTCCACTGTGGTTTGAACCAAAGTATGAACCGTCCAAACGAAGAATTACGTGGCCGAATGGAGCAATAGCAACCCTCTTTAGTGCGGATAAACCAGACCGCTTACGTGGACCGCAGTTTGATTTAGTTTGGTGTGATGAATTAGCTGCCTGGAGATACCTTTCAGCGTGGGACATGATAATGTTCTGCTTGAGGTTAGGAAACGACCCAAAAGCCATAATCACTACAACACCCAGGCCGATTAAAATAGTGAAAGATTTGTTAAACTCAGAACACACTTTTACAGTAAGCGGAAGCACTTACGAAAACAGAACTAATCTTGCTCAAGCTTTTTATGATGAAGTGATTTCACGATATGAAGGCACCAGGTTGGGGCGACAGGAACTTTACGCTGAAGTTATTGAGGACGACCCTGACGCTCTTTGGAACAGAGAAATTATAGACGCTAATCGAGTGGAGAAGCCAGGAACATTTTACAGGATTGTGGTGGCCATTGACCCAGCAGGTTCAAGTAAAGACACTGCTAACGAAACAGGCATTGTAGTGGTTGGCCTGGGAGAAGACAATCACGGTTATGTTATTGAAGATTTGAGCTTAAGGGCTTCGCCACATGGTTGGGCAGAAAGAGCTATTAACGCTTATTATGAGTTTGGTGCAGACCGCATAATTGGTGAAGCTAATAATGGTGGCGAAATGATTGAAAGCACAATCCGTTCTTTAGACCCTAACGTTTCTTACAAGAACGTTTACGCCAGTAGAGGCAAGCAGACCAGGGCAGAACCCGTAGCTGCTTTATATGAACAAGGAAAAGTTCACCACGTAGGCAACCTTCCACAGTTAGAGGACCAGCTTTGCACGTGGGTTCCTAATTCTGGAATGGTTAGTCCAGACAGGTTAGACGCTTTGGTTTGGGGCATGACAGAACTCATGCTTCAAGGTAGAGAAAAAGTTAGGGTTAAAGCGAAATCCGTAGGAAGTAGGTGAATTTAATTGTCAGAAACAAGAAAACCCTTTGCTTACGTGACAAATAAAGGGAAAACAATGAGAACAGATGTTTTAGAACAATATGCTTTAAAAAGTGACTCCAAACAGCTTCCTTCAGACGTGTTCCATAATGTTTATGGAAACCTGGGAGTGGTGTCACCTCTTTACAACCCTGAAGCTTTGGCCAGAATTTTGGAACTAAATACTTATCATTATCGTTGTTGCCGAACCAAAGCCAGGGAGACAGCAGGTTTAGGTTGGAAGTTGAAGCCACGGGAAGAGGAAAATCCAAGTCAGGAACAATACGACAGGGTAGTGGCCTTTTTTGAAGAGCTTCCAGAACCTATAACTTCTGTTCTAAATAAGACTATGTTTGATTACGAAAGCGTTGGTTACGGTGCTTTGGAATTGGTCAGGACAGACCATAAACCTGACGGAGAACCCGTTTTACTTAAGCACATTCCAGCACACACTATTAGAATACACAGTGATATGATGCGTTATGTTCAAATGAGAGGAACCAGGAAGCGATGGTTTAAGAGCATAGAATTAGAAAGCGACATTGATTTTGAGAGTGGTCAAATTAGAGAAATAAACTCTATTTCACCTGAAAGAAGGGCTTCTGAGGTAATGTGGCTGGTAAACTATACGCCACGTTCTGATTATTATGGACTGCCAGACATTATTCCAGCGTTGGGAGCTGTTCACGGAGACATTTCACGAAGAGATTATAATATTTCTTTTTTTGATAATTATGGTGTTCCTGCTTACGCTGTCTTTGTCACTGGTAATTTTGACCCTGGCGAAGAGGACGAACACGGTAAAACAGAATTAGAAAAAGCAATTGAAGAGCACTTTCAAACCCTCTCTAAGGACCCACATTCTACCCTTATTTTGACCGTTCCCACACGTGCTGGAGATGATGGAGATGTTCAGATACAGTTTAAACCTTTAAGTGTAGACGTTAAAGAAGCTTCTTTCAGGCTTTATCGTAAAGACAATAGAGACGAAATTTTGTCTGCTCACGGTGTTCCACCGTATAGGGCTGGTATTGCTGAGGTTGGTAGTTTAAGTGGCAACACCGCTCAAGAAAGCACCGAAATTTATAAACGCTCTATCATTGAACCCAGGCAGGAAACTTTAGAGACTTTAATCAACCGTTATATTGTTTGGGGAGCTTTTGAAGCAACCGATTGGGAATTTAAACTTGAAGAAATAGACACCAGAGACGAAAAGCACGATTTAGAGTTGGCCATTAAACTTTTTGAAAATGCAGCTATAACCCCCAACAAGTTAATTGAAAATTTCGGACATAAATTTGGTTTAGAACCCTCTGACGACCCACTTATGGATGAATTTTATTTGAAAGGAACACCCATTTCTCAAATAGCAGAACAGCAGGAAGAGGATAACGAAGCACTTATGGCCATGAATAACCTACATGAACAGTTAATTGAGATTGCCAGGAAAGACAGAAGTTATAAGTCAGAAGAGGACTGATGGTTATGTTAGCTGAGAAAATGCTTGAGGAAACCACAAAAACACTGGCCAGTTATTATGCCAAGAAGTCTGTTCCAAGAGGACAACGCAGGGCAGAGTTAGAAATTAAAAGGAAACTTGCAAGTCTTTTTGGAGAGGTTGGCCAGGGGACTGTTCGAGAGTTAAAGAGAATTGGTAGGGTTCCTTCAGACGAAATAACTAAGCGTAAATTGGTTGACCTTATAAACAAGTCAGGGGCCATGTTTCGGAGAATTTTTGAAGATGGTGCTGTAGATGCTGGTAGGTATGGAAGACGTAGGGCCATGCAATTAATTCAACAGGCAGGTCTCAGTGTCACCCTGGACAGGGAGACCATGGAACTTCCAGACAGAGTGAAAGAAGAAATGTTGGAGGAAGCTTTTGAGGCCAGTGAGAGAACCATGAGGCGTGTTCGTGGAGACGTAATGAGCAACCTTTCCATTAGTTATGAAGAAGGTTTAGGTATAGATGAAGCTGCACAGAGATTAGAACGAGAATTTGAAAATTTAAAAACCTGGGAAGCAGAAAGAATTGCAAGAACCGAGACTAATTGTTACCAAAATAAAGGTGCTTACAGAACCATGGTTGATTTTGAGGTTGAATATGTGCAGTGGTGGACTGCTGAAGACGAAAGAGTTAGGGAAGATAGGGCAGACCACGTAGAGTTACATGGTCAAATCATTGAAAGAGGGGATACTTTCAGCAATCGTCTTCGTTATCCTGGAGACAGGTCTGGAGGGGAATCTACTATCGAAGAATGGATTAACTGTCGATGTAGGTTGGTTCCTTTCATTATACCAGAAGGATACAGACCACCAGACAACATGCCACGGTTTAGAGAAGAAGATTTAATACCTATAGATGAAGATGAACCAGAACCGCTATCAGATGAAGCCATGGAAGAAATAAGGGAAGAAGTGAAAAAACATAGGTCTGTTGAAAAGAAACTTGACGTAATTGAAAAAAGAATGGAAGAACAAATTAGAAAAGGTGAAGCTAAAGGAATGTCTGCTCAGGACATACTTCCAGATTATAAAGGAAAACAAGAAACGTTCTCTACTGACGCTCTTGCAAATAAATTATCAGAACCGAAAAGTCGTATGTATGGACCACACGCCAGGAAATTTGACAATGCTTGTGATTTCTTAGAAAGAAGAGTTGACCCAAGGGTTCACAACCAGGCAGGTTTACCAAATGAAATTGGAGCTCATGACTCTATGCGTTATAGAAGTAGTTACATTTATTCAGGAGAAAATAAAGGTAGAATTAATTGGAATGCAAACAGGACCCAAGCTTTAGTTCACGAATATGGGCACTTTATAGATTTCGAAGGAAGCCATGACACACAGAGGATTACCGAAGAGTTCTTTAACCGCAGAACTCAAGGAGAGAGTATGGTTAACATAAACGGTAGGGAGGGTGAAGTTGGTTACAGGGACCACTTCATTACACCTTATGTGGGCAGGGTTTATGGTGATTTGAAAGGTTTGGAAGTGATGTCTGTAGGTCTGGAATACATGTATCACAACCCTGAAGAGCTTTTACGGTTGGACCGTGAACATTTTAAAGTGATTTACGCAGTAATGAGAGGTGTATTAACTTGATAAAGTGTAAAATATACAAAGGTAAAAGTTTATACGCTGAGTTAACGTGGAACGGTGGTTTGAAGGTTACTAAACTTTCTAAAACAGCAGAAAAGGACCGCTTTGAGAACGAATTGAAAAATTCTTTAACAGCTTACGACCCACGTGTTGGGGGTTTAGATGAAGTTAAGGCAGGGAGTAATTGGGTTCATATGTTGGTGTGGGCAGACCAGTTTATTCAGTTTAAAGTGTTGAAGGGTAAAAAGTTTTCCATGAAAGTGGAAGGAGTAACGGAGGAAATGTTTGAAGAGGAGATAGGGCCAGTTGAAGAGGAAGGGGTAGTATTTTAGATAATACTTGAAAGGAGGTGAAACAAGATGCCAGAAAGAATACCCAAAAAGATAGGTAAAGGTGAAGGAGGAGAAAATCTTCCTAAGCTAAATAATTTGTTGGGGTTGCTTGCAGATGCAACCAAGACAATTTACGATGAAATTGATGATTTGAACCCTGCAAAAAGACCTCTCATTAAACACAATGAGAAATTTTTGGAGGTAGTAGAAACTTCTCCTGAAGCAGGGGAAGAGGAAGTATCTGTTGGTGACGACATAGACATTACTTTCAACGAAGAAATTGAGTTTTGGAAAAACTCTTCCGAGACCGAAGGCCAGGTTAAAGTAATTAAACTTGACGATGATTCTGAACACACCATAGATAGCGTCAGCATTGAAGAGGACGATGGAGACGATTTGATTTTGAGGATTTCTCCTGACGGGGATTTGGACGCTGATGAAGAATACCAGGTAGTAGTTGAAAAGGAAGCTGTTATTTCTAAAGGTGACAAGTTGGGAATGGAGAAGGATTACAAGTTCACTTTCAGAACTGCCGAATGAGTTAAGTAAAGTAGTGTGGAAGGAGGTGTAACCGTGGGGCGTAAAGTTGACGACAGTTTTGAAGTAGTAAGGGATAAAGTAGAACGTAAAGTGTGGCAGGAGTTAGATAACCACGACCCAAGAAACGGGGAAGAGATAAGGGACATGTATTTAGTTCATACGTTCTCTGATGCTGTTATCGTTAAGAACACTTCAAACGATAAACTATATGAGGTTCCTTATCGCAAAGAGAATAACGAAGTCTTTTTGGGAAGGGTAAGAGAAGTGGATAATATTTACGCTTACAAGAAACTTCAATCTGAAGGAATTGACCCTGTTACTAAAGGGTTAAGGGTGGAGTGCGAACTCACAGGACCTATCGTGATGAAGGACAACACCAGACAAATTGCTTACGCACCTATTTTGGTCCCTGGGGAGGAAGACCATGACGGAGAGACAGTTACTAAGGAAAAGATTGAGGAAGCAGCTCATGAATGGATGCTGTCTTACAGAAACGTGGACATTAAGCACACCCTAAACAACGTGGGTGTTCCAGTGGAAAGCTATATTACTCCTAAAGAGCTTCGAGTTAATAACGTTTTCACTGGTGGAGAAATGGTTATTCCTGAAGGTAGCTGGATTATGGCTTCTAAAGTTCTTAATGAAGAAACCTGGCAGGACATTGAGGACGGGAATTTAATTGGTTATTCTGTCATGGGTATAAAACGCCAGACCTTTGAGCAAGCAGTGAAAGAGCAAACGCCTGACGTGGCTTTGAAGAAAACGCTTTTAAGGGACCTGGGGCCAGATTGGGTAGCAGCAGCAGTTAGTATTGTTGACGAACCTGCTGTCCCGAAGGCGAAATTTTTCGCATTGAAGTCGAAGGAACCAGAACCGAACACCGAGCAGGACGAACAAAATGGTGAGAACGAGAAAGGTGTTAAAGGTTTCTTCAAAGGGCTTTTCGGTAAAAAAGAAGGCATGCGGTTTTCTGAGGAAGTATACCGAGAACTTAAGGAAGCTTTTACCCACTTGAAATATCTTGTGGACGAAGCAGATAAAGAACGAGAGGAAAAAGGTAAATCTATTTATGGAGGCGATAATGAAGGAGAAGGAAGTGAAGGGAGTGCACAGAAGTCAAGTAATAAAAACTCTGAACAAGGAGGGGAAGAGGAAATGGAAATGGAGAAGTTAAAGGAAATGGTTGAGGGTGCAGTAAAAGAGGCTGTCGAACCCATTCAGGAAGAAATCACTTCTCTCAAATCTCAAATAGAGAGTGGTAATGTTCAAGATAGCCAGACTGGTGAAGGTGAAGAGGGTGACGAAGGAAACACCGACAGCACCAACACCGATACTGACACTCAAGACCAGGGCAACGAAGAACTTGAATCTTTTAAGTCTGAAGTTGTCCAGAAACTTGAAGAACTGGAGAACCGTATTAGTAAGAAGTTTACTTCTTCTAAATCTCTGACGGGACAAGACGGAGATAAAGAAGGAGAACCCGAAAGGGGCATTAAAGGCCGAGATGCTTTCGGTAGAAAAAAGAGAGGAGAGGATAAATAATGGCTTACACTAATGAACAGCTTTTACAAAAGTTAGACCAAGCGTTTAAGAGTGTGGTAGATGTAAATGCTTTGGGAGATTCTATATTGGTTACGCAGAAGTTTGACCGCTTTGTTGAAGCCATGCAACACAGAACCAATATTCTTCCTGAAGCAAGGTTCCAGGAAATGACCAGTCGAAAAACGGAAATCGACCGCATTGGTTTTGTCGACCGTGTTTTGACTAAAGGTATTAAGGACGATGGAAGCTCTGAAACTGAAAAAGGTTCTGAGAGCTTCGTTAAGCCTGACACCTGGACGAATAAGCTAATTGCTCAGGAGCTTCGTGGTAAGGTAGCTCTGACAGACAGAGCACTTCGCCGAAACATTGAACGTGGTGATTTCGAAAATCACTTAGTTAACCTTTTCGGAGAAGCAGCTGGAAGGGATTTCGAAGAGTGGGCTTTGCTATCTAACACTGAAAACCTAACAGAAGCAGGCATTCTGGAAATGACCGATGGTTGGTTGAAACTTGCTGATAAGCACATATTCGGTAAAGGGGACGACAACGATTTTGACCCTGATGATGCTGAATCTATTTTGGGTGCATTGTTAGACGCTTTGCCTAAGCAATATCTGGTTAACCGTTCAGAGTGGCGTTTTTACGTTCCTTACGAAATTGAGGACGGTTATCGTAACATTCTTAAGCAAAGAGGAACTGCTTTAGGAGATAGTGCTCAAACCGCAGGAGAAAGGCTTTACTACAAAGGCATTCCAGTGGTTTACGCTCCCATGCTTGAACGCTCAGTAGCTCCTGACGCAAGCGGAGGCGAAAAGGGTTTGGGTGGGGTTGCTACTCTTCAGCACCCTGACAACATGGTTTGGGGCGTATTCCATGAAGTTACGATTGAACCTTGTCGCAACGCTGAAGAACGGAGAACCGAGTTTTATTTGACTATTGAGTGTGACGCTCATTACGAAGACGAAAAAGCTGCTGTCACTGCTTATCTTGATAAAGAAGAATTAGATTAATGGGGGTGCTATAGATAATGCACACCATTAAAGTAGAGAACAAAAGTAAAAATATGGTGGAGGAGGGGGGACAAAGGTTCCCTCCTCTGTCCACAGTAGAACACATTACGGTAAGTGTTTATCAATATAAGCTCATTAAGTCAAATAAAAACTTAAAAGTAACCAGGTTAAATAAGGAGCAAGAGACACAGGAACCTAAGAAGGAAGAACCTGTAAAACAGGAACCCATTAAGCAGGAAGAAACTGAACTCAAGGAACCTGTTCAACAGAAGACATCACAAGAAGAAGTTAAACCAGAGGAAAAGTCAACCTGTCCGTATTGTGACAAATATAAAGGTAAGAACGTTAAAATGCACATTCTCAGTCAGCACCCTGAAAAACTGGAAGAGTATAAAGCCAGTTTAAAAGAGGGGGGCAGTGAACAATGAAGAAGGTGACAGTTGAAAACAAAAGTAATAAAGTTCAGGCAAGCGGAGGACGTGTTTTCCCTGTAGGGTGCACCCGTGTTGTTAGTGTTAGTGATAACGCTTTGAAGGAGATTGAGAAGAACAAAGAACTTAAAGTGCAAAAACCCAACACTAACACCACTAATAAGCAAAAAGAAGATAAACCTCTACAAATAGAAGAGGAGGTAAAACAACCCTCTTCTGAGGAGGGAAGTGGGTGATATAAGTGGCTGAGAAAAAATATTATGGAGACCTGGAGGAATTGAAAACTGTTACTGGTATTCGTCCTGAAGATTTATATTTTAAGGACGAAGAAGGAGGTAAAACAGCAGAGGAAAAGCTTGACGAACTTCTTGAGAGTTGGTTGGTCCAGATTAAAGATATGATTGACCAGGACCGTAAAAGAGATTATCTCAAGGAGTATGAAAACGGAGAACGAGAGCAAATTCCTCCAGGTATCCACTTTATTGCCTTACGGATAGCAGCTAATATGATAGCTCAAGCCATGGTGAGGAGAGATACTCCTGTTCTTAAAGTTGGTGAGTATGCGGTGAAAATGGCTGAGGAGAACATCTTTACTAATGCTATTAAAAAGGATTTAGCAAAATTTCCAGCAAAACCACGAATTAAAATAAGTAAAGTAAAACAAGAGGTGTAAACCGTGAACTTAGAACAGCAAATGGAGCTTGACCGATTTGAAGACGATGTTATAAAAGCCATAGATTTGGCCATGAAATACACTGCCACAGACGTGTGGGGAAATCTCAGACGTTATTCGCCTACTGACCACGGTAGGTTAGCAGGTTCATGGACTTTAAATAAAAGAGATAAACTCAGTTACACGGTTTACACCAACGTTCATTACGCTTTACATCACCAACAGGGAACAGGTATTTACGGACCACAAGGGCAACCTATTCAACCTTTAAGAGCAAAAGCTTTAAAATTTTATTGGGGGAAGGTTGGCCAAGAAACAGTATGGAGAGGGGATTTAACTACTCCAGGCCAGAAAGCTGCTTTTGTTAATTGGGCAAAATCTATGGGATTTAAGCCTTTTTTAGTGTGGCCAAAGGGTATTCCACCGTATAAACCTGACGGACAGACACCATATGTAGACTATTCTATTAACAGGACACAACAAAGGACGCAAGAGTTCGCCAGACGTGCGGTAGCTAAGGTGGGTGGTTCTCAATGAGGTTAGATGAAGCTTTGGAGGGTATCACTAAAGCGTTTGTGGAAGCTATTGAAAAAGAAATTAAAGAAGATGGGTTGCTTCCAGACGTTGCAGAAGTTATCAGAGGTGATAAGGCCAGGGTGCAACCTAAGACACCTAACCTTTGGGTGTTCCCTGAAGTTGACGCAAGACAGGTTCATGAACCCACCACCATTCGTGAAAAGTGGGAGTTGCCTGTAAACATTGTGTCAGTAGTAAAAGATGATGACCCTGAAGAAGGTTATCGAAGAGCAAATGAGTTGGCTTCCAAAGGCAGGTCTGCTATACTAAAAGACCGAACTTTGGGGTTGAGAGACGTAGTGCAGGACACAAAGACTTTACGTTTTGTGTTCTCTGGACCAGGGCTATCAGATGGTAAAAACCATAGTGCTGGTGCGGTATTGCAAGTTACATTTTTGATAAAGGAGTGAAAAAGTTATGACGGTATTAAGGTATGCTGGTTTTAAAGAAGAGGACAGTTTTGCACCAGATAGTCCGCCTCCTGCTCAATTTCACGTGGATAAAACAGGTTCCAGTTTAGACACTCCTGGAGAACCACATCTTATTTACGGTGGGGGTTTAGGTAGAGCTGCTAAGGTGCACAGACCAGGATTTTATTCACCCAGCGGAAATATTGTATACGCTTCCGATATTAACACTATAGCTTATTTCCTGAAGTGGGCGTTGGGAGGCTATAAATTTAATCTTGAGGGTGGAACAAATGGGTTAAACGAACACAAAATTTACGGAGCAAAAGATGTATTCCTTCCCAGCTTTTGTGCCGGGTTGGGTAAAGACCATTTTGAACATGTTTTCAGTGGTTGTGTAATAAATACACTACAGTTAGAGGTTGAAGGAGAATTTGCTGTTTTAACTGCTGAAGTATTAGCAGCTAAAGACAGTAAAGACGATATCAAGAAAATTGAAGACCTTAGTTTGCCGAAAGCTTATTTGTTGGCGTTTCATAACGTTACGGTGGTAATTGGAGACGAAAACGGTAACGTTGTGGAGTCTGACGATGTAAAATCTTTAACTCTGGATATTAATAACAATTCTGATGCAGAGGCAGGAAGGGCTTTAGGTTCCAGATATTCGAAACGTATTCGTTCTAATGAAAGAGAAGTTACTGCTAACATGAATTTAAATTATACTAATACAGACGTTATCGAGAAATTCTGGGGAAGTGAAAGCGGACCTGCAGACACGGGGACTAAGGAGATAGACGTTGAAATTGCTTTGGAAAGCGGTGAACATGGAAGTGGTGTGATTACTCTTCCTAAGTGTATTTTAATGGGAGTAAACACGCAACCTTCTGGAAGGGATGAATTGGTTCAGGAAATAAACGTCAGGGCTTTAATGGATACAGAAGAAGTGGACGGAGAAGACACCGAAACAGACATAGTAGCTACTATAGAAAATAATGAAAGTGAAATTAGTTCTTAAGGAGTGAGTAAAGCATGACTAAGAAGAAATCTCTTCATTCATTGGCTGATATTCAGCAACATGTGACCCTGGGAACAGATAAAGTTGAGGAACGCTATATTGAAGCTATTGGAAGTAGCGTTCCTCTTAGACCTTTAAGTAAAAGGGAATTAATTAAGCTTTCTTCCATGGCTACAAATGGGATTTCAGTGACCTATGATGAAGAAGGAAATCCGACAACTGATTTTGATTTTGAGGAAGTAATAGAGAATGAAGCCAGAATGGACGCTGAAGCAGTGGCCATGGGGCTTGCTGTAGAGGACAAAGAAAACCTAACAGCAGATGTAATTTTAGACAGTTGGAAACCAGGTGCAATTGCTGAAATAGCTGAACAGGTTTTTGATGTTTCAGGGGAGAACCCTAAGGATACTATCAGTAATGAAAAGAAAGACAAAGAGGGTAAGCAGGAGAAATCCTTTCGTAAACGTGGAAAAAAGAGTTAGAGATTTCGCTGAAAGCGATGTTGGCCAGGAAATGATAATCCTGGATAAATTGGGATACCGTTTAGCAGATAACCAGAACGATTTAACTTTATATCAACAAATGTTTCTCCTGTTTGGTTATGCTGAAATGCATAGAAGAAGTAATAAACAAAGCAATTCAAAGAGTAAGGGAACGCAAGAGAAGGACGAAGTAAAGGGAATGTTGAGGTGATTTAAGTGGCTGTTATGGAAATTGTCATTAAAGCTCAAGACAAGGCCACTGAAGTGGTCGATAGGGTTAAAAGTAAGGGGAGTTCTGCAGCTAAGACTTTAGAGAAGAATTGGCTTGCGGTGGGAGCTGCTACTGCCACTGCAGGTGCAGGAATTGAAACTATGGCCAGAAAGCAGGCTCCTCTTACAGAACAAACAAGAAACATAGCTTCTGCCATGGAAATGAAGGAAGAAGAAGTTCGAAGCATGGCACTATCTATGTCTGATGCAACATTCCCAATCTCAGACGTTTTAACCCTTATGGAAACAGGAAGACAGCAGGGCATTCGCTCTGCTGAAGCTTTAAAGGAATATGCAGAATTTTGGGACACGGTGGGTGACGCAACAGGAGAAAATGCTGATAGGCTTGCAAAGAGTGGTAGTGCTCTTCGAGCTGTAGGGGTAGCTGCTGGAGAAGAGAAGCAAGCCTTATCTGCTTTTGGTTATGTAACCAGAGAAACTTCAGGAGACGTTTCAGGATTTTTACGTTTTATTGAAAGAACTGGACCTCAAATCAGAGATTTAGGTATGGATATTGATGATGCAGCTGCCGTAACTGGTGCTTTAGAACACGAATTGGGCATGTCTGCCAGAACTGCCAGGTCCGAATTTAGAAAAGCTGTAAATGAATCTGACGGTGACATAAATAAGATGTTAGATTCTTTAGGTTTAACAGAAGAACAGTTAGAGAAATACCAGGAAGAAGTGAAAGACTCTTCTGAAGTAATTGAAGAACAGGCAGAAACTCACGCTGAGAGTTATACTTTAATGCAGAGACTTCAATCAAGAGCAGAGGACTTAATGTATCAGTATGGGGATTTGGCAGAAGCAGCTTCTTCTTTAACACCTGCTTTAATCGCTTTAGGACCTGCTATTAAAGGTATATCGGTAGCTAAAGCAGGAGTGACCAGGGTAGCCACTGGAGCAATTACAGCAATTAAAGGATTAACAGTGGCTAAATTGGCTCTGTTAGCACCTATCATATTAATAGTTGGTGCAATTGCAGGAATGATAGCAATAATTAGACACTTGTGGCAGGAAAACGAAGAATTTAGAGAATTTATAATTGAAGTTTGGGAACGGATTTCCGCTAAAGCTCAGGAAGTATGGGAACGTATTCAAGAAATTATTGGCACAGCTTTGGATTATATCAATGAGCTAATAGAAGAAGCAGTAGAGTGGATTGAAGATTTTTGGGAAGAACATGGCGAAAAAATAATGGAGACTGCCAGGAATGTTTGGGAAACTATTCAAGAGATTGTTGGGACAGTTCTTGAAGTTGTTGGGGAATTAATTAAGTCAGTTATGGAATGGATTGGAGACTTTTGGGAAGAGCACGGAGAAAATATAATTGGGATTGTTCAAGGCATGTGGGATACTATTAAAGGTCTATTTAATATTGCGTATTTTCTCATATCTGGCATTATCGAATTGCTATGGACTTTTATTGAGTGGTATTGGGAAAAGTATGGAGACAGGATTATCTTTTTAGCTAAATTTATGTGGGACATGGTTAAAGGAGTTTTCCAAACCGCTTTAGATGTTCTTTCTGCTGTATTAGGTGGATGTTTAGAGATAATACGGGGCGTGTTTGACACATTTGCTGGATTGTTTACCGGAGATTGGGAAAGAATGTGGGAAGGTTTAGTTGGCATACTTCGGGGCATTGTCAATACTATTATAGGTCTGATAAACTCTGTAATAGGAGCTGCTGAACGCATGGTGAATGCTATAGCAGATGCTATAAACAGAATGCCTTCCTTTGAAATTCCAAGTTGGGTGCCTTTAGTTGGGGGGAACGAATATAGTATTCCCAATATTCCAAGAGCTTCTCTACCCAGGATACCTAAACTTCACTTTGGTGGCACCTTTAAATCTTCTCGTCCTGGAGGAGAGGATTTAGCTCTTTTGCGAGACGGGGAGAAAGTCATAACTCCTGAACAGAAACGTGAAGAAGTTAAGACAGTTAATATTCACGTTAAAGAGGCTCCCAGTGGCATAAACACAGAAAAGCTTGCTAAGCTTGTAGTTCAATTGCTTAGAAGGGAAGATGTTAGAGAGGAATTAGACGTAGCTATTTGGGAGAATGAGAATATTAAAGCACTATTGGGGACGGTGTAAATTATGAGTTATGGTTTCAAATATAATGGCACCCATTCAGACGATTTTGATATTGAAATAGTTAGTGTTGTAGGCAGGAACCTGGGAACTCCTACAGAAGATACAGAAGAGGAAATACCTGGGTATCAAGGAACTGTGCCAGTGAGACAGGACGACCGTGGTAAAATTATTCCTGTGTCGTTTCAAATACATGCAGACACTCCAGAACAGTTACGTAATAGAGCACACGAAGTAGCAGAGTGGTTAAAGACAGTTAAAAACGACCGAAATAAACCCATTTCCAAAGAGATAATTTTTGATGATGATTTGAACAGAAGGTGGATGGGTTACCTAAGAGGGGAAATTAGTGCAGAGGACATAATAACCCATTCCCAATGTGAAGTTGAATTTTTTATACCTGAACCTTACACTGAAGCAGTTGATAAGAAAGAAATAAACGAAACAACAGGAGAAAACGAAGGTAGTATTCCTGTGCATTTTGAATTAAAGGCTGTTATTCAGGAAGAAACAGAAGATTTTGAACTAAAATTAGGTGACAGGGAATTTATTTTAGACAAAGAGTTAAACCCAGGTGATGTCGTAAAACTGGATACCAGAGGTAGAATGGTCACTGTAAATGGAGAAGACGCAAGAAGTGATGTCTCAATTCAAAAAACTTCTCCTTATTTTCAAATTCCACCAGGTGAATTTAGTTTTGACGTTGTTCCTGCAAACACCGAAATAGAGTTGGAATTTCGAGAGAGGTGGAGGTAAATGCAGGTAGTTCTTTTCAGTAAACAAGAAAAACAAATCTGTTACCTGGATTATGAAAAGGTAATTGACCCACGTCTTATTGAGGACATCTATGAAGACTTTAGGTTTGTGTTTTCATATCCTGCCAGTGAAGCAGATACACAATATCTCAAAGAAGGAAACAAAGTCTTCATTCCTGACAGGGATAATAATTGGCACTTATTAGAAATAAATGAAGTTAATGTGATTGTTGACAGCAGAGGCGAAAGAGTTAAAGCTAATTGTAGACATGTATTTTTTGAACTTAAATCAAAGGAAAAAGTAGACACTAATTTGCAAAGTGTTTCACCCACGTATGCTTTAGAACAAGCTTTACAGGGAACAGGGTGGGAAGTAGGAATTGTTGAAGTGGGTGGCCAGAGAAGTCCAGGTAAAATACATGCAAGTCCTTTAGATGCTATTAGAAAAATTAGAGATACTTTTGACGGAGAGTTGTTTTATCGGATTGAGAAATCAGGTTCCAAGATTGGGACCAGGTATGTTGATTTACTTGAAAAAAGAGGAAGTTACACTGGTAAAATTTACGAGTTTGGCCACGACCTTATCGATATTAATGTTACTTTTAGTTTGGAAAACACAATAACTGCTGTATACCCTTATGGCATGGGAGAAGGAATAGACGAAGAAACAGGCGAAATAGAAAAAATAGACATTTCTTCTGTTAGTTGGGACAAAGAAGAAGGAGACCCTGTTGATAAACCTGAAGGGCAAACATGGGTAGGCGATGATGAACTTCGATTAAAATATGGTATCTGGAACCCTGACAAAATGGACTTCGACCACAGATTTTCCAGGGAACCTTTTGAAACTGAACACCATACTGACCCTGAAGCTATTGCTGAAGCAGGTTTAAGTCATGTTCAACATTACGGTAAACCTAACATAAATGTTAAGGCTGAAACCTTTACATTAGAGGAAATGGGATTTGAATACGACAAAGCCAGAGTGGGAGACAGTTGTTACATTGTTCCACCACAAATTTTAGAACCTCTCTTCAGTCGAATAATTAAAATGGAAATTCCTCTCAAAAATCCACACATGACTAAAGTAGAAATGGGCAATTTTAGACCTGTGTTTTCTGAACGTATGCACGAAGTCAGAAACCAGGTAAACCGTATGAGTGGGAAACAAGGAGTATGGGATAAAGCTAAAAAATTAAACCCTGACGGGACGGTTCCTACTTCAGTTTTAAATGGAACAATAGATGTGCTTCAAAATAAGTTCAATTCCTCAAAATCAAATTGGTGGACTGACGAAGACGGTAATTTGGTATTTGAAGCAGCAGATGGTAGTTCAGCTATGAAATTAACAGGAAGTGGTTTAGCAATAGCGGACGAAAAAGACGGTGCAGGCCATTGGCAGTGGAGCACTTTTGGAACAGGTAAAGGTTTTACTGCTGACAAAATAACGAGTGGCAGGATTGCAACCGATTTAGTTAAAGTGGGAGCATTTGATGAGGAAAACGATGGGCTATTTTTCCATTGGGACACATATAATATAATTGCGACAAAACCAGGTGACCCCAACAAGCAATTACGGTTCGGTAAATATGATGGTAAAAATTACGGTTTTGGGCTAACTAAAGATGGTGGCAATAAATGGAACACTGCCATAGATTTCAATGGTCTGTATATTAGTGCAGAGACATCACAGTTTGAAGAAGGTTACGACCCTTCAGAAAAAGAAACACCAACAGGAGCGCAGGAAAAAGCTAATCAAGCTAAAGAAGATGCTATAGCGGAGGCAGAAAGTTATGCTGACGGAATAGAGTCTGGCCTGTTAGCTGATATTGGAGACTTAGAAGATGATTTAGATGATTTTGAGACCTATGTTGACGAAGAGTTCAGAGAGGGAGTTATATCAGAATCAGAAGCTAAAGCCATTGGGGAACATTTAAGTTCTCTGGAAACTGAAAAAGAAAATCTTGATAAAAGATATAACTACATCTATGGAAGTAAGTGGCTTGAAGGTGAGGGTGTAAAAGATGATTTGAGCAGTTATAAGAATAGTTATGATAGTGATTATAGTAGCTTGACTGCTGAGATTCAGAGCATACTCGATAAGCGTAAAGTAGAAGAGGGAGACAGGGACAGCCTTAATTCTAAGTTTAGTGCTTATAGAGAGGCTTTAGGAAATCTATCAGAAAAACTTGAAACTGCTGTAGATAAAATAGGTGAGAATAAATCAGACCAAGCACGAAAAGAAGTGTTCCATGATACCGAAACTGCCTTAATATTTGACGGGGAAGATGATTACGTGGAGACAGATAGTGCCCCGTCTATATCCAATGAAACATTCTCTGTGGCTTTTTGGAGCTACATCCCTAATCATGAGG